TATCTCCTAATTGAGCACCTTTTTTATCTGGATCTTTATCCATTTTTCTTAAACGTGCTAATTCCTTATTGATTAATGATAATGGAATTTTTTTATCTTTAGGAATACCTAATCTTTTTCTAACAGTACCAGCTTTTAAACTACCTGCTTTTTTACCTTTAGCAGCCATTTTTTCATATGTATCACCTTCTTTTACAGGTTCATATGCTGAACCAAAAGGTGCTGAGTTGCCTTTATGTTTAGCTTGAGATTTAGGATCTATATTTTCACTTTTTTGTTTTTTTAATCTTTGTGTTTTTGCCTTAGATGCTTCTTTTCTTTGTTCAGCATAATCTAAAGCAGTTTTTAAACGTTTTTTTACAGCAGGGTCTTTAGCTCTATTATATGCAGCTCTTACTCTTTGATGAACTAAATTAATTATTTGAGATTGACGAGCATGTGATTTGGCTTTAAAAGATTTTTTGCTGAATGTATCAACTATATCTTGTCTTGAACTAAATTTAACGCCTACTGTATCCTTAGGGTCTTCATCTGTGTATAATCTTCTACTTGATCCCTTTGGTTTTTTACCTGTACCCTTTTTAGGGTCTTTTTTTTCTATTATATCTGGATCATTTGTCCAAACGTCTGATGCTTTATATCTTGTTTGTTGAACTTTTTTATAATTATATTTTGGATATAAACCTTCATTTGCCGTATCAAAAATAGCCATGAATTTTTTAATATCTACTTGTGGGGGTAAAAATTCTTTTACTTTATTATCATCTCCCTTTTTAATAGCATCTCTTAAATTTGTTGCAGATAAATCATCAGTGGTTCCAGCATCAAAAATTTCAACATGAGGATATTTTTCTCTATTAGCTAATCCTTTAAATCTTTCTTCTTCACCTTTACCAAAAGTTGCTCTAATATCATGAGTTGTGTTATTTTTAGCATAATCATACACAGCTTTAACAGGTGTTGAAGATAGCACAAATTCAACGTTCATCAACTCGGGTATACTTTCTCTATATAGTTCCCAAACTTGTAAAGCTTTATTTGAATCTACGTTATCTCTTGTTTTTTCTGATATGAATATTATGCCTTTACCAGGGGTCTTTGTAGTAGAAGGCATTGTAGGACCACTAATTTTATCATGAAAAGTGGGTGAAAAATTCAAGGATTTTAAAATGGTTTCTACATGTCCTCTATGAGGTGGTTTAAAAGCCCCTGGATATAGCACTACATGTTCAGTTATTTCTTCTAATAAAAGAAATTTAGCAATATCTTTTCCTATTTTTTCTGGGTTCATGAGAAAAATTGATTAACTTTTTGTTTAGCCTCTTTTTTAGTAAAGGAATTTTGTTTTATGTCTTCAACTTTATTTGAAGCAACAAAATCTTCAATTTGTTTATATAAATCCTCTCTTGATTTTTGAGATCTTTCCTTTTGTTTATCTGTTTTAGGTTTAGTATCTGTTGGTCTATAAGGATCTACATAGGTACTAAGTAAGTCCTCTAAAGATTTTTGTGGTTCTCCTTTTTTTAATGCTTTATCATTTACTACCGAAATGAAATTATCACCAAATTCATCTTTATATAAATCATAGTTTTGGGTAATTAAATTCCAAGTACGCATTACAATAGCAGGAGGTAAACTTCTATCTTCACCCTGAGATCTTTGGAAACGTGTTTCATTTCTATCTAAGGATTTTTCTAATGAAGCAAAAACATAAACCATCATAACTTCATATCCTAGTTCTTCTAATTCTTCTTTCATTTGAAGAGTAGGTCTAGATGAAGCGGCAGTTCCATCTAAAATAAAATTCTTTTTACCTAATATAATTTCACGAGTCATAGGTCTAAACTCTTTATTAGCAGCAGCCATAGCCTTTGCTGCTTTACTTCTATCTTCAGCATCAGCATTTTTTAAATCTAAAGAAACCCCTAAATCTTTTAAATTACGTATATAATAATCATCAACATTTAATATTAAAGCATCTTTAACTCCTTCTATAAACGATGATTTACCTGCACCAGGAGCACCGGCTAGTATAAGTGCTTTTGGATTAACAGGAGTGTCTTCCGTAAGATGATCGCTTATTAATTCTTTGAGTTTATACATACGGATGTGTTTATGTATAAATATACGAAAATTTTCTTAGGGCTCCACGTTTAGTTTAGCAGAGGTTTTAAACGTTGTGAATGAAGGTTTATGGGTAGGGTTTTCTAAATCAAATAAAGCCTTAACATTAGAAAAAATAAATAAATTTTCTTCTTGAGATCTAGGAGATTCATATATTTCCCAATTTTTACCCTTCATACGTTTGCCTGATTTATCTACTCCTCTAGAACGAGATTTTAACCATAGTATTCCTCTTCTATCTACTTTCTCACCACTATTTTCTTCATAAGCTTGAGTATAAACTGCTGTTTGTAAATCATATGTAGTTTGTAAATTATTAGATGTTTTTAAATCTAAAATCCATAATTCACCGTTGATTTTACAAACTAAATCACAGGTACCTGCTACTTCTAATTCATCTGAAAAAAGTAATACTTCTGTATGTAATAATTCTGGTTTGTATGTTTCCCAAAAATCAACAAAGCGTAAAAACATTTGCCAAACACTTATATCATATTGGGGATGACCATAATCATTCAAAAATTTAATTTCTTTACCTTTTAAATATTCTTCAGCCATTTCATGAACTAAAGTACCTTCCTCAGATGCCTTTTTTACAATATATTCTGATGCATATCCTACTTTTTTAAGCCATTCTTCAAAATGCTTACCTTTTGGATAATATCCCAAAACATAAGTTACAGAAGGATAGTATTTATTTGTTTTTTTATTCTTATAATACCTTGAATCTGGAAGAGTTATTTGTTCAAAGTTGTCTGATACTTGTAAGAATGAATCTTTTATTTTCTTGATCATAAATTTAATTTTAAATTAAGAAGACTTGAAAACGTAAATGGTTGTGCTTCTTGAATTCTCTTAGTAAATAATGTGAACCCCATTTCAGATGGATCCTTTCCATCTAGTTCTACTACATATAACTTTTTACCTGCTTTTAATAATTGTTCTGATATTTTAAATGTTGATTTTATTGCATCTTCATCTAAAGCAAGATACACTTTTTTAACACTATTTGTAACTATTTTTTTCATTAGTTTTTTAGAAATATTTTTACCAAATAAAGGTATAGCATTACGTTTAATAGCAATAGCATCAAATGCACCTTCACAAAGAACAATAGGAAGATCCCAATTAATTCTATTTTCAAATCCTATAATGTTTTTATCAGATACAGGAGCATCATATTTTCTAATAGCGTCAGGAAGAAAAGCTCTTGCAATAAAATATTCTAATTTTCCATCTAAATCATAGCTTGGAATTATAATTTTATTAGCAAATCTACCTTGTTCACAATATCCTATTTGATAAGATAATATATCATGTATACTTAATCCTCGTTTTTTTAAATATGATATAGCATGCCTTGCTACTATATTAGAACGAGGAATATGATTTAATGGTATATATTCTTTAGGAAGTTCTACATTTATATCTTGTACTACAGTATCATATTTTTCCGTAGTACCTAATATTGAATGTAAAGATTGGAATTTTTCTTTACTTACCTTTTTACGTTTAAATAAAGAATGTAGTGTTTTTCCTCTAGCATCACACACCCAACAATGCCAAGGGTTTAAATTCTTTTTAGTAGGTACTAAATTTACCTCTAATTTTTTCTTTCTATGATTACAAAAGGGACAGTGAAAAGCATAATTTCCCCTAGAAGTGGAAGTCCCCTTCCCTAAAACAGACTCTACGAGTCCAACTAATATATTGTTAATCATTAATAAAAGTTTTCTCCTGGTCTACGAATAGATTTCCAATTCGCATCCATATCTATAATTTTATTTTGTGCTGCTATTTTAGGATCTACTAAATTATTAGTAGCATAGGAATAAACAGGACCCTTATAATTCTCGCCTTGTACTCTTCTTTTACCATTAAAAGATCTAAATACACGAGAAGTTACTCTATTCCATCTATCATCATCAGGAAAATATATTTCTAAATTTTTTGATGTATCAAAATCATACATTAATTGACCAGTAAAGCCTCTTTTTTCAGACATAACAGTATTAATTTTTATGTCAATATACGAACAATTAATTAATTCTCCAAATCTTTTGGGAAAAACTTACCCAAAATATTATCATTATATGTGTTATCAGGTTTATTAAGAATTTCATATTTAATTTGATAATGAACTTCCCAATATGTTGCCTGTTTTTTAGTTTTACATAGACGAAGAATTGTTTTTTCAAATTTATCTTCACCTAATGTTTTAACATCTTCTAATAATAATTTAGAAGAACCCCAATATGTTTTCCAATTGGATTCTTTAATAACAGTTCGTTTTCTTTTTTGTCCTTTTAGAGGGGGTAATTTTCTTGTATTTTGGAAAATCTTTTTTCCTATATAAAACTTATTATTTTCTGTATTTGTTATTTTATAAACAAAACCATAATAATCTTCAATATTAAAACCCTCTGGATAATTCCAGTTATGAATCATATCTTATTATAAAGTTAGTATCTGTTGTACTTGATAGTGGAATGGGTTGTGCTAATTTAGCAACTGCTAACAATTCATTTGTATCATTATATAACCCTATAGTTGTAACATATGGTTCAAAGTAGGATTCTGTTGCAAATCCTCTTAATGAACCAGATGTATCTGTTGATATTGTAGGGTTTTGAGAAATATTAAATTCATTTTCACCTACAGTACAAACAATTTGATTTTCATTAATAATATGTTCGTTTTTCCAAACTAATTCAATTGATCCACTAAATCTTCTTTTTGCTCTCATTTATTTTATCTTTGTACTACATTCCCAAACATAAATTCTAATACAAAATCATCATCTAAATTAGCAGCAGCTGCAATAGACATTTCACCTGGGCTACTTAATATGTAACCCTCACTAAAGTTTTGGTTTACAGTAGTAAATATTGTAGAATTAATTGAAACTTTTCCTAATATATCATTTCCATTAGGTGCTAAATTTTCCTGGCCACTTCCATTAAATGAAAATACACCATCTAAATTTCCAGGGGTATTATATGTAATTATTACTGAAATGGTTTCTCCTGCAGTTAAAAGATATGTTCTAGGGGGACTACCTGCTGTAACTGTCATTGAAGTACCATTTATTGTTTGGTTTGTATCACTTGTAATAGTTACTGTGTATGAATTAATTTGGGCTTGGTTATTTCCATAAACATTACCTTCACTTTCATAAGCTCCCCCTACAAATGATTGATTATCTAACCCAAATAATAATTGTACTCTTTTACTAGACACAGGAACAGGAGTTACTGTTCTTAATATATGAATATTAGAGGCAGCTGATTCTACACTGCATGAATTAAAATGTCTAAAAAATACTCTATCACTATATATAGAAGAAGTAATTGATAAACTTCCAGTTCCTGAAGCATTTACACTTGATGTAAAGAAATAAGATTCTACAGCATTAAAAGCTGTATCAAAAGTATATACTCCTGAAACATCAATTGATCCAGAATCAACATCTGTTGCTGATCCTGTTGAGTATTGTACATCATAATGTCCATTTACACTTCCCGTTGTTACATTTATAATTCTTCCACTTCCACAAGTTTGTGTTAATTCACATACTTCTGGGTTGTATATTTTATAATAAAAATCTGTACCTGCTAAAGTAACAAAACTACTTTGAGATATATATAACCCTACATCATAGTCTGTATTTACAATACTTCCTGAGTTTGGTCCACTAGAAAAATATTGTGATGCTGTTGGGTTTAATATGAATCCTGTGTTTGCCATTATCCTATATATTTTCTAAAAATTTGGAAATCAATTGTTTGGGTTTGAGGATCATCATTTTCTTTAGACATTGTTAAAATTAATGATGAGGTATTAGCTGTTGAACCTACATTACCAAAATAGTCACTAGTAGCAAAATTTAAATTAGATCCACTAATTAAGGATCCAGTCACAGTTAATGAAGATGTTATATCATTTCCACCTTTAGGGAAATTAACAAATCTTTTTGCTATTTTACTAACATATCTAGTATTTGTTGGAGAATTTTCCATTACAACTACTAAATCATTTGCAGTTAAATAACTATAACTACTACTAAATATTAAAGATCCACTAGTACTAAAATGAATATCTAATTTATCTTCTGTTGGATTACTTGGATCGTAATTTACATCTGCAGCTGATCCTGTATATATTTTTACATCAAGACCATCTTGTGGAATACCTGCTACAAATCTTCCTATACCTGAAGGTATTTCTGTCTCAGTTTCTGTTACTCTAGGACCTCTATAGAAATTTAAAATTCTATATTGATTAGCTCCTACAACTCCTGTTTCACAGAAAGATTCTCTATAAGCCCATTCTCTATTAAATACTTCTACAGGATGAATATCTGTAGAACATGTAACATTAGCAGCAGAACTTGTAGTTTCCATAAAAGCTCCAAAGAAACCACCACTTAAAGGATAATTATTAATTGGAGGAATTGGTATTGTTGAATTAGAACTACTAAAAGTTGCAATTGGAGTTTGACGAATAGTATTAGATTGTGTATAGGGAGCCGTATATTGATTAATAAAAAATGTTGTACTATTTTCAGCTCCTGTTAAATTTTCAAATTGAATAGAAGAACTATCTGCACTAGAATAATCAGCTGATGCTGAAAAAGACATTGATCCTGGGCTATTAATTAGGAAATTTTGAGAAACAACACACCCCACACTATCTTCAATTGTAACATCATAGCTACCTGATTGAAGAGAAAAGAGATTTAAAATGGATGAAGTAACATTTCCACCAGGACCATTTACTCTAAACTCATATGGAGGGACTCCACCTTCTACTGATCCAGTAAGGCTTCCATCTTGTTGTCCAAAACAACTAATATCAGTTGCTGCAATTGATAATGTAGGATATTGTGAAGCCGACATTATTACTAATTGAGAACTAATACATCCTGCAGCATCTTGTAAAAATACTCTATAACTTCCAGTATCTAATCCTTCAAAGGTATGAGGTGAAGAATAAAAGGCTTCACCTGTAGATGCGGGAGCATCTAAAGATATAGATATAGGAGCTATTCCTCCACTGGCTGATACAAATATTTTACCTAAACTACTCATTTATTATTCTAATACATCAGATAAAAGTCTATAATTTTCATTATATTCCCCTTGCTCAAATTTTTTCTTCCCCCATAAATATGAATTACTAGGACTTGTATATGTTTTTTCATACAACCCAGGGATTATTTCTTTACAATTTTTTATTGTTACTGTTCTCATAAGATTTCCATTCATATATTTTTCCCAATATTTCCAATTTCTTATTTTTGTAGTAGGAGTATAAGGTTGATCAAAATACCATAAATTATTACTATGAAATATATCAATTAATTGTTTTTTCCTAAATCCTAATTCTATACTTTTATCTAATATATTTTTTAAAATTTTATAATCTCTAATTTCTCCTGTTACAATTATATCAACATCCCAAGTATCTTCAACATTAAAAAGAGCACTACCCACCCAAAATTCATAATCTTGTATTCCTGGGATTTGTATAAAATCCTGATACCATTTTTGTAATTGGGTTTTATCTGGTTTATCCCAAGGTACTATTGTTTCTATATTTCCTATTTTATATTTAAATGATCTCATAACGTTAAAAACTTTATATTAATCAGATGGTCCTCCTCCACCTTGTGATTGACAGAATTGTTCAAATGTCCATGCTGTTCCACTCCAGTATCTAGCTACATTTCCATCAGAATACCAACCTGCAGAAGGAACTGAACATCCTATGGCTGTTTTAAATGATGCAGCTGACCATGCTGTCCAATCTATACCATTTCCATAATATTCAGAAGTTACTGTATTATTACAAGCATTATTAGCTGTACTTCCATAAGATAAGTCTTCTGTGTGAGTTCCACAAAGGAAAGAAGTAGAAGGTGTTCTAGTTATAGAAGGTGTTCTAGTTCTAGAAGGTGTTGAGGTTACTGTTCTTGTTGGTGTAGCACTTGGTGTAGCTGATGGTGAGTTATTTTGTGATGGTGAAATACTCGGAGTTACACTTGGAGTAGATGATAATGATATAGTTCTTGTAGGTGTTACACTAACAGTTCTTGTTGGAGTTGGTGTAGGTGGTACAAATGGATTATGTACACAGAATCCAACAGATTGAGTTGTAATTTCGCTACTCATTGTTGGATACACATTAGAATATGACATTGAAAATATAGTGTTGTTTCTATCTTTCAAGTATATAAATCCATCAAATGAAGCAGTAATTGTTCCTGAAACTATGGGTTGACATAAATCAGGAACAGGAAAATATGATGTGTTATCATTAGACCAACTATAAAAAGGAACTCCATAATTAATAGAAAATGTTACAGCTCCAGTAGCATGTGTTGCTGGGAATCCCGGATCGGGGAAACAAACATCATCAATACTTATAAAAGATCCTGTTAATGGTGATTCATTTAAAGCTAATTTAATAGAGGCACTATTACTAGTTCTTCCTAATTCATTTCTAACAGTATATCCAAGTTCATATATTCCAGGTGTTGTACTAATTTCATCAGGAGTAATATCTAAAAACCCATTTTCATCTACAGTATAGTTAAAAGGCCATGTTGAACCTGATATTGAATGAAAATCAATTGTTTCGGGATCAATTTGGTAACAATCATCAAAATCATTACCTAAAAGATCTAATTTTTTATCACAATCTACATTAGATTTATTTATAACATTATTTACAGCTACAGGAGCACTTCCTAATATACATAAATATTCTGGGTGGGTTATAACTGCTACCCCATGAGAATACATTATATTTCCTATATAAGTTTTATGAGGATTATTTGCTATAAAAGGTCCTAATGATGAAGAATCTGGTCCATATAATGCTTCAGCATAATCTGATTCAGGGTTTGAATAGTCAGCTTGAAATAAAGATTCTGATATTGCATATATATTACCTAAACCATCATCCTGAATAAAATAAGCACTAGACGAAATTTTAAAAGTTCCAGGACTTATCCCTGATCCAAATTTTGATTTATCAAAATCTAATACTGTAAGACTTGCAGCATCTCTTCCATCATATATAGCATCAGTATCATAATTACTCATACTATCATAAAGCCCTCTAAATCCTCCTATACCAGGAAAGTCTTTTATAACTGTATTTAGATTACCTGATACTAAAGTATTTTGGTCAAAGTTAAAATATGAAGATGATCTAAAGAAAGAACCCGTTTGAGAACCACTTATATAATTATAGTAATAAAGATGTTTTATACTTTCGTATACTAATTCTCTATAACTTCCATCTGGGTTTTTGGGTGAGTTTAAGGGATCAAACAAAGCACCAGACACAGGACGTTGTCCAAATAGTACATGATAGCCTTCCTCTAATAAGTTATTTAGACTAGCTGTGTAGCCTTTATTAGATGTATACTGCTCTGTAACTACATCCGACTGGTTTAATTTTTTGTATGCAAAACTCATTCATTAAAAATCTAATTTTACCCTAATAAGAGCTTCCTTAGTAAAATCTTTTACTAATGGTTTACTCATTTTAGCTACAGCTAATAGTTCGTTATTATCATTATATAAACCTACTGTAGTAACATAAGTTTGTGGGTTATTGATTAAACTGCTGTATACAAAATCCCCACTACCACTTATCATAGAAGGGTTTGTAGTATAATTAAATTCGGAATTAGGTACTCTTACAAATATAAAATCTGATGTAATTGTTTCTTGAGAATTTAATTTAAAAGTACCAGATATAAATCTATCAAATAAATTATTATTATTATCTTTTAAGGCAGTATCTGATGCTGTTAGGTCGGTTGGTAAAGCAATACCACCAGATGCAAAATCTAAAGATAAAGCATTTACATTCAATACTAATAATCCAACATCAGGTAAAAATTTACCATATTCTCCTGATGGTGTTGATCCTGCTGTTGTTGATGATGCAGAAATAGGTGCAACACTATGAGCTGAACCATTACTACCACTTACAATTTTATATACTCTACCTGCATCTGTATATGTTAGGGTAGATATATCTTTACTATTATCTGTTAAACTTAAAACTCTTGATGAAGTTGCAAAATCTCTTAATTGTAAATTAAAACTTCCAGGAAATAAAGATTCTTTATATCTAGCTCTATCAATATTAATTACATATACTGCGTCGGCATCTGTATTTCCAGTTCCAAAATTAAAATTAGTATTTTCATCTCCTGTTACTAGTGTTCTATACTGGCCATAAGTTACTCTTGATGGTGAAATACCTGGGACAAGGGTATTAAAAGCACCTGAACCTGAACCAGCTTTGTGTCCATAAGCTAATTCAAATTGAACTTCTGCTGAAGAATCAGATTCGATTTTATCATAAACTGGAAGGTAAAAATTCTTCTCAATTTGGTTATTTGCGTTTGAAGATGTAAAAAATCGTGTTAACTCTGTAGCATTATTAGACCATAAAGTAGATACTATAGAATCCGCACTTACTACAAAATCTTCAGAATTTAATGGTAAAAAGCTCATATTCTATAAATTTATTGTGTTACTTTTTGAATAGTTACAGGAACAGTTAATCTAGCTCCTGAATCTCTACCTAAAATAGTAAGTTGAGTTGTTATTGTTTCATTGTTACCAAACAAAGTATTTGTTGTTGTAGCAGTTAAAGAAATATTAGTTCCTAATACTGTTTTAGATACATTAGTTCCTATAGTTGTTGAAGTATTTAATGCTTCAGCTTCTGGAGTATTAACACCTAAACCTTCAAAATTACTTAAAGTTCTTACATCACCAATAGTTGCTGTATATCCTGATGCTTCAAATGTAGTAGCAGCTCCTAAATAATTTAAAGTTTGTGGGTTAATATTTAATGTAGCTCCTTGTCTTAGAGTAATACTTGCATATCCTATATCTAATATAGGAAGTTTAGCTGTACCTCTTGGAAGGGTAACAAGTTTATATTTCATAATTTGGGTTTCATCTGGAAATGCTTCTAGTACAGGCATTTTCTCTATAGCTTCCCCAAAAAAAGCTGATCCTGAAGGATGTTCAGGATTGTATAATGTGTAATCTACCTCATCATCTGATAAAGCAAATTGTGTAATTCTAAAGGAGCCATCATTTTTGGCCATTAACTCACGACCTTTTTTAGTTAAGATAGCATCAATAGTAACTGTTGTATTGTTTAAGTATCCCATAATTTTCTAAATGTTGTATATAAATATAATAAAGTTCTAACTTTTAAATTAGATTTTGACTTTTTAAGTTTTTAATAATATTTCCTGCTTGTTCCTTCAATGGTTTACTAATGTATTTAGGTAATAAAAATCCTGAACTTGATGAATCTTCAAGAGAAGATGACAAGGATCCTGTAGCAATAGGAGGTAAGGTTTTTATTTTATCTAAAACAACAGAGGTTTCATCTGGAACTTTTTTATAAATAATAAACTGGTTAATGTATTGTGGATTAGCTCTACTATTAGCATTATAATCATAACAAGCTTGAGGTGGTATAGGTGTTTCACTATCAAATTCAATTACTAATCTAGTATCAGCATAAGTATATTCTCCACTTAAAGCCGACCCACCTTGAAATAAAGTTGACCCACTTGGTTTTATATCTCCTAAAAATTCATCTTTAAGAATTACATTAGTAACTTCTCTTTCAAAAGATACAGGTATTTCATCTCCATTTCCATCATGTATATTTGTAAATCTAAATATATCTCCTTTTTCAACGTTGAAATTTATTTTTGGAGCATATAAAGGTCTTATAAAACTACTACCAGTTTGTCTAAATTGTCCATGGAATCTAGTTAGATTAATAGATGAAGTTAATTGGTAAGGTACTAATGGGTTTCTTTCAAAGAAAAATCTATTACCTTGAGCTGTAGAACCTGTATCTAAACTACCTGTAATTTCAATTGTAATAGGAGTATTATTTAGTAATCCACTTTCTCTAACATTATCAACTAAAATTGAAGATGGATTTCCTAATTCAGCATTTACACTATTAATATTATAAGTTGAAGTATTAGAAGTATAACTTTGGTTATAGTAAGGATTATAATTACCAAAAATACTATTAAATTGATTAGCAGGATTAAATCCATAATCTCCATAAGTTTGGATTTGTGGTAATGTAATTGAACCAAAAATTCTATTTTGTAAATTAGGAAGTAAATCAATATCCAAAGCGGATTGTACATTTGGTCTTCCTATTACTAATGGAGCAACTACACTAGTTTGTCCTGGAGGGATTCTAACAAATACATTTGAATTACTAGTAAAATTATATGTTACTGATACTTTGATTCCATTAGGAGCATGACTGACTGCTATATTACTAGGAGATTGTCCTAAATAAGAACCAAATTGGGAGTTAGAAATTATTTCTGCACTTCTTGATAATAATTGGGCTGCTATTCCTACACCTGCTCCCCCAAGAGATATTACATAATTTATTGTAACAGCTCCTCTAACATATACTAATAAAGCTCTATCTAACCTTTCGGCTTCAAAACCTAATTGGGTTCTATTAATAGCTACTCTAACTTGACCACTTAAAAATATGGTTCTTCCAGATGGGGAAGCCCCAACTTGATCAAAGTTATAACCTCCTAAATTTACAGAGGCATTTTGTCCTTCACCAGTACCTAAATTTGGTACTGGGACCTGAATAGGTTCATCAAAATGTTGAGGTATTTGTACGGGAAGAGCTGAATATGCTGATGATGGATACATTGCCAACATAGGTTCAAATCTAAATCCTCCTGCATATATTCTTTGTTCACCATCTAAATTTAAATTATCATAAGGAATAGAATTATCTTGTAATGAAAGAACTAAATTTTGTTGGTTATTAAATAAGTTTTGTACTTCAAATAAATTATCATTTCCTTGATTTAATTCTGTAACATTTCTATCTCCATCAATAAGATATTTTAAATATACATTTGTTCTATCAAAGAAAGACCCCGAACCTGCTGTTGTTGTTTTTTCAAAATAAGCAAACTTTTGTACTGCTTTATCTGTAGTAGAATTTCCACCATAAGAATTATCTCCAGGAGTAAATTCATTATATAATAAAGAACTAATTTTACTTCCGTTATATCTTGGATTTATACTTCTAACTAAAGTATAGTTACTTTCTGGGGTAGTACTATCTAAAAATTTAGAATCTTCTTTACTTATACTACCTTCTAATCTACCAGTAATAAAATTATAATTTACAGGAGTAATTACATTTGTAGAATAATCAGCATCTAAATACTTAGGGTTAGGTCTTGATGATGTGATATTTTGAAAATAAGGATTAACTGCTATTTGTGGAGCTTTTTCATAAATTCTTTCTGAAACACTAGTATAAGGATTTACTTGTATATTAGTGAGCCATACTTTTCCTGTGGTATTTGTTAAAGGATGACATAATAGTAATTGAACAAACCCTGGGATTGTTTCATCATTTTCCCCAACTATAACAGATTGAGTAAAGGAAGATGCCGGAGGGTTTCTCCATGTTTCAGCATAATGATACCATGTTTGTCCACCAACTACAGCTGTTTCTAGTAAGGATCCTGTTCTACCACTTAATTCTATATTACCCCCAGTTTGTGTTGAGGCTGCATACCCCGAAAATACTCTATCAGTATCTCCATCAAAATCACTAGAAAATGCTACCCAAGCACTAATTGTATAAGTACCTTCATTATTTGTTCCTCCTACTCTTGGTGCTAATTCATAAATTTGTAAAGGCAAATTTCCAGGATCATTTGATGCAAATCCTTCATTTGATAATTGAACAACATATTGTGAATCTCCTGGGTTTGTTTTTTCAACTACTGCAACTCTTTGATCAACTCCATCATAAAAAGATCTAGTTTGATAATTACCATAAGGTATAATTTTATCTTGTGCATCTCCACTACTAATAAGATCTCCAAAATATTTTACATTTCTTAATAATGTATTATTATCTTCATATGCTATACTACCTGTTGGTAATTTATAAGCAGTAATAGTAGATCCACCATACTCACCTGTAAGTGTTTCTCTTCTATCTACTTGGACATGAGTTATACTCCCAGATATTGTGGTTATGGATTGAGTATAGGACGTATTAATATTTTTTTCTAAAGCATTAGAACCTGTAACAGCTACTAATTTTTGATTTTCATTTGGTAAATAAGGTAGTGTTAACATAGAACCCGAAAATTCAGGTCTATTTAATTTAGGTGCAAAATGAGGATGTTTTGATCTTTCTAAAATATTAGGTTTTATAACAAGACCTGCTGCTAATCTAACTTTAGCAGGAACAAAATCTTTAATCATTTTAAATAAAGAATTATCGTAATAGGATAATAATTTAATGGTATCAAAAATATTTTGTTTTCTTATATATTTTTTAAAATAATCTTTTCTTAAATGATCCAAATCTGGGTAACTACCAGAGGCTGCATATGCAGGATGGCCTATAAATTCATCTATATTGAAATATCCTAAATCATTTTTAATATCATCATTTATAGAATTTTGGGGTGATATTGCTACTTCTAAATAAGATAAATCTTTAGTATAAGCAGGATCATAGGGTTCCTGAATGCTTACATGTGGAGATAAAGTTGAACCTGTAACTAATGATTGAGAAGGTATTCTAATTTTAGATGTTACTTCTGTAAAAGCTCCAATATTTGGGGGGTTTACTAAAGCTGAGTATACACTATGTCCATATCCTACTGAACTAGAATTTATAATAAAAGCATCAGAATATATTTCTGTTATAGGTCCATTTTCATAAACAAATGATCCTGTTGCAGGAGCTGAACCCGTTACAGAAGGATGACTTGAAGTTAAAAAAGGTCCAGGTGATTGAACTAAATCATCACCTAATGCAATTCTAAATGCTAATGTATTATATGCTGAGGACATTCTTTTTTATATAAATATTAATTAATAAAACTATTATGGGCATGGTCCTTCAAAATTATCTGAACAAATTGAATACGTTGGAGCTATCATTACACTACTATGAGCTACTGGGGTTGTTCTAGAACAGAAACATATAAACCCATCACTACTATTTATTTGGAATGATGCTGCATTACCATCACAATCTGTATATGTAACTGTACGAGTAGTTATTGATGGGTTTTGTGCTGAATATTCCGAACATACTCCCATAGGTACTGATTTAGTAGGGGTTGGTGTAGGTGTAGCCTGTGCACTTCTAGTTACTGTTGGTGTTACAGTTGGAGTGTTTGTAGGTGTATTTGTAGGCGTAGCACTTGGTGTAAATGATATACTAGGTGTTACACTTGGGGTTACACTTGGAGTTCTAGTAGCTGTTCTAGTTGGTGTTGGTGTAGCTGAAGCACCAGGAGTACTACTAATACTAATTGATGGTGTTATACTTGGTGTAATAGATTTACTAATTGTTATACTAGGCGTTACACTTGGTGTTACACTTATACTTGGAGTATTACTTGGAGTTATACTTGGAGTATTACTTGGAGTTCTAGTTATACTAGGTGTAGGTGTAGGTGAAGGACTTCTAGTTGGTAATGGTTTTGGTTCATCATTACCTACAATTGACATTGGGTTTAAAGTATGAATATCAAACTTGGATTCTGAAAGAACAACTTTCCAATATCTAAATTCTTGGAAAGAACCACTAAATGTTGTAAATTTAGGGGCTAATACGTCTCCTAATCCAGAACCACCTAAATAAGCATACATAGGAGGTCTTTGATAATCATCATATAAACTATCAGTATAACCATAGATAGCAGCAACGCCATCATATCCATAAAATTCTTCTAAATTCCATTGAGTAAAACTATTCCAAGCAGCATTATATGATTCAGAAGTTGATCCCGTAATAAAAATACTTGATGAACCTTGGTATCCTATTACTTTACCACTATTACCATCATATATAGAATTTTTAGCATAAAGTGTATATCTATTATCTGATCCTGTGTTTGAAAGTCTTAATCCACCTGTTTCTCTTTGTACCATCACATTCCACCATCCTTTATCAAAAAATGGTAAATAAATTGGAGATGAAGTTACATATCCTTGTGCACCTGACATAAATAAACGCATTTCTCCATATTTTGCATATTGTTTATTTAGGGTATCACTATTAAAGTTTGAGTTAGAAGCTGATGAATAAAATAATTGGACTCCCCAATTTACAGATTGTGTTAATGGAGATCCGGATAATGGATAATTAACCTGAAATAATGATTGAGAATATTGATCATCATAAGGAGTACCAGGGGTTAAGAATCTAAATTCGACAGTATCTGGGACTATGTCTGTAGCTCCCCCATCATAAAGACTTTGACTGTTAGCGTCATCAAATGTAGCATCTTCATCATATCTAGCTTCTAATACAGGTTGAATAGGTTGCCAGTGTAAATTTACTGAACCAAATGGTGAATTATAATAGGAACCACTTGTATCATAATTAGCATGTTCATTATCATATAACATACTTCCTGAGAAGGCTGTGTTGAAGGCATAACTAAATCTATTTCCAAATTGTTTTATTAAATCAGTATCTTTTTTATTGTATCCCCCAAATTCTCTAATCTTAATTACAGTATCAGGGATACCAAAACAATTTAATAATGCTCTTAATCCTGTTTTTGTACCTCTAGTTTTTAATAAAAATGGTAAGTTATGATAAATTCTTTTATAAATTTCCTTTGTAATAGTATCTTGAGGAATAGATTGAGCAGATTCAGTTACATAAGTATCTATTCTTAATGAACCTGTACTTGGTAATAATGATCCCGAAGGTGTTATTCCAAAGAAAGCACTATAAATATCTGCACTGCTTCTGCTATTAGTATATAGTTGTATACCAAAATTTCTTAATGTTTCAGCAACTAAATCCTTAGATATACCAGAATTAGGTCTATTATCAGCATCTCTTAAATCTGTAATTGCTCTTTGATAAGTCCATAAACTATCGAAATGTTGTCCTAATAACCCTGAAAATACTTCTAATTGATCATTTTGAGGATCTTCATTTATATAATCGGGAAGAGTATTCCATATATAATCTCTATTTAAATTATCATAAACAGAAGCGGAATTAATCATTCCCCCATAATATTGGCTAGTTTCATCTAAACTACCATACCATGTTAGGGCTGTTACACTATTTACTTTAGCATTTATATAAGGTTGTTGTGAAGAAGTTTGTATTGTTCCTCCATAATCAGCAACGTTATAAGATTCCCAAGCATACTCCCCAGCATCTTCTACTTTAGGCCATGCTGTTGATTCAGAAGAATAATATAGATAATAATCATAATCATCAAATTTATCTATAATACTACTAACTTTATCTTTTAAAACCGCTTTACTTGAAGATAAATAAGTTTCACTAGCTAGGGGGTTTAATTGATTTAATGTTAAAATATCTCTATTAAAACCTTGAATTAAACCTAATTTATATTTAAAATTTTCTAATCTTTGACGTGCAGAAGAAAAATGTACAAAATTATCAAAATCAGAATAATCTATATTTACTTCTATATCACTTCCTGAAAGGAAAGATGTTAATTGTTGAAAAGATGAACTTACAGATGTATCTAATAAGTTAGAAATATTAAAATAAGGAGTAGTTAATGCCCCTTTATTATTAACTTCAACATTAGTATTGGGACCTCTTAATTTTTGAAATTCTGTCTCTGCATCTATTTGTGTTGTAAATTGTGTATTTACATTAAAAGAATAGGGTTCAGATAATTCTTCTGCTAACCAAAATGTATCTTTTAATTGATAATTTGATGGAAGAGGTTCATATAGTTTTATAAATAAACTTGATTCATCTGGATTATTAGTTTGGATTAACATATTAACCCCTATGAATACCTCATTATCCCCAAAATTTAATACAAAATCAGAATAGTAACTTTTTTGGGCCCTATTAGTAATATAATTTAAATATAATTCAGATAAAGTAGAATTAGGAGTTCCTAATGTTGTAACTTTTAATTCAGTTCTATCTCTAGATATATCTGATATAAAAAATGTATTAGAATTATCACTTCCTAAAAGGTTAGTGTAAAAATGGAAATCTACTTTATATTCCCCAAAATTATATCCTTCTTGTCTGAGATATTGTTCTGGGTCTATATATAAATCTGTATATAATCCATCTTGAGTGGTGTCTCCTAGTTGATATCCTCTATAATTATATTCACTTTCAAGTAATTGCCCGTTTGAATTGTAAATATGAACTTCAACTCTATCCGCAGACTTACCTAAAGTTTTATTAAAGACTTTTGATTCAATCAGGCTATTATCCTTGGAAGAATAGTCTTGATTAACAATAGGGGCGGAGCTTAAAACACTTACTTTTTCCATTATTCGTTTTCTGGTTCAGATGGATTAGTTATTTCTAATACTGATTTTTGACTTTCTAAAAGTTGAATTCTTAAATCATTAATTTCTTGTAATAATAATTCTACTTCTTCTGAGGTGTTATCTACTCCCACATACTCAGTGCTTCTTCTAATTAATTCACTATGAGAAAAAGGTCCCTCAATAGGTAATTCATAAAATCTATCATTGTAAATGTCAAAAAATTGTTCATTAGTTACAAACCCTACTTCACTTTCTGTTTCTACACTTTGAATTAATTGTGTAAATTCGGTATCTACTACTTTAGGATATGAATTTTTTCCATATCCTTTTAGTTTCAAATCAATTTTTTGACTCATTATCTTACTAATTTAAAATAATTAGATTTATCATCTAAAATTATAGTTTCATCTTCAATAATAGTTTTAATAACTACTTGATAATATCTTTCTGGTTCTAACCCGTCCATGTAAAGTGTAAAATAATTTTCATCATTATTAGCACTTAATTTTGTAAATTTAGTATCAAAGTCTATAACCATTTCTTCGGTTTTAGCATCCTTAAGACCCCAGTAGGAAGAAGTAGGTAGTATTTTAGTATTCAAATATACGGAAGAGGTTTGGAACATCCTAGTAGGAAATGTATCTCTTGCTTTTACTTTAAATTTATAGACACTACTATTTTCAAATTCAGATTTTAAGTTTGTAAGTTTAGCTACAAAATCACTAGAAGTAACTATTGTAGCAGTAGAACTAAAATCAGAATCGTCCCATTTAATTTCTAATGTTGGTGGGTATATAGTATGAGTATCAACAGAAAAATATTTTAATAATGTTAAATTTTCATTTGCTTCAGTAGCTTCATCTAATTTTAATATAAATCCTTCATTTTCAATAGTTCCACTATTCCACATTAATACATGTGGTTTAACATTTAAATTTACATCTTTATTAGTGGTATAAGTAAAATTTTGTGAAGAAGTAGGTACTAATCCTGATCCTCCAAAATACCAACTACCCCCACCAGGCACACTTGATGAATAAGATGCTGTAACAAAAGGAGCAAATCCCGATGTTTTCCAAGGCATAGAACCTGATTGTTGAGTAAATACCCAAGAACACCCATTTGTTGTTTTAGGAGTATCATGGTTTCTACCTGTACCCATTCTCCAACTTTGAGATACTGCGGCACAAAATATATTATAATCTAAAGGAATACCTTCTGCCTCAGCTAAAAATAATCTTAGTGAAGCTGAAAAATCACTACTTCCTACTTTATCAGATAATACATTACTAATTTCTGTAGAGTTAAATTTAATTAGTGATCGCTTATATGCTGGAAGAGTTCCTTGAGCAGAATCACTAAAACTAGAGGTTCCGTTAAAAGTACCTATTTCCAAAATTTCATCTCTACCTTGGTTTTGAGATGGAAAATTTGAAACTATTGTAGCGTCTTTATCAGGAAATAATTTATATATTGCCATTTTTTCTTATTATAATGATACTACCCTTCCAAATAAATCTATATCTGGGTTTTTAACTTCAAATATACTAGGATCTAAAGAAGGATATAAAATTTGTTTTATTGTTGCACCTTTAATATCATAAGCATATGGAGAATATTCTCCACCTACCTTATTTATAATTTCAATATTTTCAACTGTTTGTACTCCTTCAACTTTATCTAAAAGAGTATATATTTCTCTTATAAGGATAGGTTGATTGATTTGCCAATTGTCAATGTTAAAATAATTTTTTAATTCATTTAAACACCCATTTAATACAAAAGTACTACTAAAATTAGGTCTTGGTATAATTTCAAAATTAACACCAATATTAATGATAAAAGCATCTTTTATATTAACTGCATCTGTTAACATTCTATATTCCGAAAGGAATGTTTCTAAATTTTGTTTTAAAGCTAAATTAGATGGTATTAATTTTCCATTTGATTCCTCAGATAAAATATATAAAGACATATTACTAGTATTAGAATTGTACATATTATCATTACTAAAATTAGTCTTAATAGTATCTTCAGGAATAATATATGCTTTAGAAACTTTTCCAAATTTAGAAGGTAATGAATAACTTCTAATAATGTAATCTTCTCTAGTAACTGTTCTTAATTGGGTTGGGTAAGATGCAAGAGCATTTTGTCTTATTTGCTCATTTGTATCTCCAGCACCCCCACCTGATGCAGGATCAGGATTATTAAATGCTAAAGATTGTCTTACTGTTTCTGATATTGTAGCATCTAGATCATTTCCATATATGCTAACTGAACCTGTATGAAATGTGTTTATGGAATTAGATTTAACATTTGAAGCAGCTCCTCCTCCTATCACATATTCTACATTCAAAGTTGTATTAGCAGGTGCTAGACCATAAGTTTGAGTATATAAAAAGTTAGAAGGATCCCAAGCAGTAGTTAATTTATCTTGTCCATAAGGTAATCCTAATCCTATTTCATCAGGGTTAGGAATTATTACTTCATCAGGATTATCCGAAACTCCTGGTCCAAATTGTAATTGTAAAGAACTATCAGATTTAAATCTAGATACAAATCTTTGAGGTACTTTTTTAATTTTTAATAAATAAGGTACTGTTTCATTATATTGAGCTAAATTAGGGTCATTTGAAGCTATATTTTCTACTTCATCAAAAATTGTTTCTTGTGCCAAATAAGGTACTTCATACCATCTTTCATTTTCACTATCTGTTACTTTTATAACTCTAATTATATTAGTATCATCAATTTCTACAGTTGCAAATCTTTCAGCAGTACCAAATTCAAATGACTTATTTACAACTTTTCCAGCTGATGCTATTATTGATTTTTTTAATAAATAAAAGTTAGGTAAATTATCTGAATCTACAGAATATACAGAAATATCTGTTGGGTTAGATGACCCTGATATGGTAAAATCTATATCCTTATTAGTATAAAAATATATATCTGTATTGTTACCAGCTCTAACTTGTGCCCCATCTTCTATTTGTAAAGCATAATTGAAGTTAGGTTCTACAAACCCTCTTTCGTCTGTAGAAGGGACTATTTGATATACTTCTAATCCAACTGTTGATGCTTTAGTTACTTTAGGTCTATAACCGTAATTATATGCTAATGTAAGTAAGTTATTTCTTTGTTTAGCATATTGTAAAAAGTTTTCTTGTATTTGATTTTCAGTATAAAAATTTAAAACGTCACCAACATATGATGCCATTTCAATTAACATCAAACCAGGTGATGCTTCATTAAAGTCATTATAGGTATCAGGATAATAGGTTTCAGCAAACTCTAAAAGCCTTTGTTTTAAAGAATCAAAGTCCTTATTTAAATATTTTATTTTTTTAGATTGTTGAGACATTTGTAAATGTTATATTTAATTCATCTGTTATATTTGTGTTTTTTATAGAATATTTAAAATTAATAAGAGCAATATTTTCATCTTCTCTAAATCCAATATTAATATCTTCTATATTAACTTTTGGAAAATAGGCTGCTACTCCTTCTTCTATAAAAACTCTAATTGCATTTTTATTATCATCCGTTAAAGGTTCAAATAATAAATTTCTTAATCCTGATCCAAATTGGGGATTAAATACTCTTTCTCTTCTAGCTGTTAAGAAAAAGTTAAGTAAATTAGCTCTAATAGCATCCTTAGATAGAAATGTACTGTTAATTCCTGTATTACCATCAAAAGGAATATTAATTCCAATTCCTTTATTAGGAAATAAATCAGATTCTAATTTTTTAACAATATTATATCTACCTTCGGCCATTATAATTTACCTTTTTCTTTTAAATTACCCATTAAATTGGAAAAATCAGGAACAGCATCTATACTAACGGCATTAATATCGGATGTTCTTTTATTTCCAATCATTTCTTCAACTGAGTTGACTACAGGTGTAGCTGAAGCTCCCATAGGACCTCCTCCACTCCAACCTACAGCATCTCCCGCATTATATGATCCTCCATTTAATGTTCTCCATTCTCCAGAAGCCGCTGTGTGGTTAAGGGCTTCTAATACAGGATTACCTTTAGTTTCAAATTGAGGGTTGTTTAATGGTTTTCTTTCTTCATTTACTAATTTAGAAAATTTCAATGTTGGATCTTCTACACCATCATTTCCCATATTTCCTTTAAGGCCTGCTTTAGGGCCTGCTTTAGGACCTGTGTTTCCTACGTTTCCTTTTAAATTAACATTAGGATCACTTGCTATCTTAACAGCTTCTGTTAAAATATCTTTAAGTTCCTCCTTCATAGCGGATTTCACTTCTTCTTTTATTATCTTTCTTAATTGATCAATCTTCATGATTATAAATATTTATTCTATAACTTATTTTTAATTTTTATATACTATCTTCCTTTTAAACGTTTAAATTTTACTCTTCCTTTTTTATCAATATTAAAATTATATGTTTTAGCTAGAGAAGTTTGTTCTAATCCAGCCTGAATTTCGGCATTAGTAAATTTTTTCTGCTTTAAAAATCTAATTAAATACTTAGTATTATATGCATCTTGTCCTAATTCACGACCTCTATTCCAACCTCTATAACTTCTAGTAAGAGGGTTTCTAGTATATCTTCTTGTATTTTTATTTATATAGTCTGTTAATCTTGAATTTCCTAAATCTTCAAGTAATTCTTTTCTTTGTTTATTATTGTAAGTATCAAATGCTTTAGTAACACTTTGGTTTCTAGAAAATATTCCAAAGGCCCCAACACCAGCTCTTCTATTATCCATTATTTCAAACCAATCTTTAACTGTTATACTATTTACAAACTGTACTACTTTTTTAACTCTTTTAGGATCCGGTTGGTCTATTGGGTTAGAATTATTTTGTTTTTCTTTTTTCTTTTTCTCTGCTTCTAATTTTTTCTTTAAATCTGCTTCAGCTTGTATATTATTTACTAAATTATCAACTTCTTTTTGTGCTAAAGTTTCTTCATTTTGAATTTCTTTAAGATCAATATCTAATATTTCCTCAGCATCCTTTTCACTAAATTGAGTTGTTTCTCCATCTGGGGTAGCTATGTCGCCATAAGTATTTATAATATATTCGGCTTCATTGATTATAATAGAATCCTTAGTAGCATAAGTAGGTGAAGTTTCATCTACAATATCTCCCTTAGCATTAATAATATTAGCATATCTTCTAACAACTGTTATATTTTCGTCCACTAATGTTTCTTTTTCTATTCTAATACAAAAACCTCTATATAACTTATGACATTTTCTATTAGTTTTACTTAAAGGTGATTTATCAGGAATTGGAGTTCTTTTAATTTGTGGAGCAGTTTCTTCTAATTCTGTAATTGTTTGGTTTACATTAACAATAACTTCATCTATTGCCTCTTGTAAGTAATTATCTTTAGTATATGGACAAGCTGAGAGGTTTTGTTTTAATTGTTCTAAGTTTGTTATTAATACTAACATTTCATCTCTAATAAACCCTATACTTAACATTACAGAATCTATAAAACCTGAAATAACACCTAAGAATTCTTTTAGTTCTTGGGCTTTATGAAATTCCATGTCATTCGCTTTTGTAGCTAATTTTACAATAGATCCCGCTGTCATCCAACGAGCAGGAATAGGAAGTTTCTTTAATAATTTTGCTAATACAATATAAAGTTTAATTAATATTTGACATAATTTAATTATTGCATTAACCATTCTAAGAGTTGAAATTATCCTTTCTAATAACTTATTTATAGCTACAATACCTTTAATTAAAGCTTCAACATCATCTGCAAACCTTTCAGGACGAATAAAATCTTTTAAAATCTTATTTACATCTTGAACTTGATCAGCAAATACACTATTAATGACATTTACAGGATTAGTAAAAGGAAGTAAAAATTTATTTATTGATCTTAATTCTTTAGTTTGTTCTAGTAATTCTAAGGGACTTACTTCTGTAAGAATAACTCCTTCAGCTATAGTTAATTTTAATCTTAATTCTTCTATTTTAGCTGTAATTTTTTCTGCACCTGGGATATTATCTGAGAATGCTTGAGGTACTGTTAATACATCTAATTCTTTTTTAACATCTAAAAGAGCATTAACTGTTTCTTGTCTTTTTTGTAATTGTGCTGATGTAGTACCTGCTGTTTTATCTAATTGATTTAGGGCTTCCTCTTTTAAATTTATTTTTCCTATTTTATTAGTAAATCCTTTTAATTTACCTGCATAAGCATCAATTTGTTTTTGAACTATTCCATCAGGAGGGAGAGCTTTACCTAATATATATCCCATAGGGTTACAAAAATCTATTGTATTAATTTGAAATAATTTATCATTAATAAAATCTAATCTTTCTTCTACTTCTATAGAAATATCAGATATTTTAACAGATAATTTTCCTAATATGTTAGCGTAATCAATTGCCATTATTTAGTAAAGGTTATTTCTGAATTTAATATTTTCATTTCTTGTTTTACTTTATTACTAATACTTTTTAAAACTCCTCCAGCTGCTCTTGTTTCTGTAAGGGGAGCACTCTTATTACCTTTGGCTTTTTTTAATTGACTCCCTGCTCTATCTAATTTTGTAATAATTTCTTCTAATATTCTTTTTAAAACATCACCTTTAGATACTGGATGGGATGCATCTAATCCTAAATCAATTCTAGGAGAATTTACTATACATTTATCAGCACTATCAAAATTAAGGGTACCACCAGAACCAAGAGATATTGCTTTTGATGCATTGATAAACGCTGAATCATCACGTGAATTAATAAATACTCTTCCTGAGTTTATAATTATTTGTTCTCCTTTATAAGGAAAGTCTGGTGAATATGCCATTTTATGCTTCTATTAATGTATAAGTAAATCTTATTTTTCCTTTTTTTATACTTTGTTGTTTGTAACTTTTAGTACATAACTCCATAAATACTTTAAAATCTTCTGAGTTAGCAAATACTTGACATCCCGCTGACCAATTATTTACACTTTTAGAGGTACCCCTAGGATTTGATCTATGAATATTAATTCCAAACTCACCTGTTTGAGTAGGAATATTAGGATCATCATAATTTAAATCTTTATTATTATCTCTAAATACTATTAAATCTTCAGCATCTACAATAGCTTCATATCCTCTTCCACTAGGAGCATGTCTTCCAAATTTATAGGCATTTGGATATTGTCCTGGTTTTAATATAGCTACACCTGGTGTTCCTCTCATAGGTTTTTTAACCCAAGTTTTTCCTGGTTGAGTGGTAATTGGGAATTGATATACTTGTTCTACATCATTTTCATCCTTAAATGTTATGACTATATTATCATCAAATTGATTTGTAACTTGTTTTCCTGGGGTTCTAACTCCTGTTATATTTAATTTCCACTTATCAGTTTCATATTTAAAATTATTATCACTATAAGCTTGTTTAACTTGACTTAATAATTCCTCTTGATTATCTAAATCTAAACTACTAGTAGCTACTTGACCTAAATACTCAACATCATTACCCGGGTTAGATTCACCATCAAAATTGCCACCTAATCCCACTAAATTTTCAATATTTGATTGAATTTCTTGTGAAGTATCTACGGCATTAACTAAATTTAAATTTAATGAATCCAGTTTGGAATAAGCAGGGTCAAAAGCTCTTAAAGGTTGATCAGAAAGCATATAAATAGATGAACCATCATTATTAACATCTTCAAATATAGGATCCCATGGATTAGGGCTTATTGCTTCTTTTTGTCCATTTCTTATAATAACTACAGGTTTTCCGTTATCTCCTTCATCAGACCACTGATTACGTGGAATTTGAGTTGGAGCTGAACTTCCTAGTCTAATGCTATTACCAAATCTACCTTCTACAATTACATCTCCTTCACTAGGTAATAAAGCTCTTATATCGGGGTTTTCCTCAAAGTAATTTCCAAACTCTAATTCTTCAGGAGAATCAAATGGGTTATTAGGTATTCCTGCTTCTACACTTGAGTTATTACCTGAATCGTGATTAGTTTTAGATGTTAATGTTTGTAAATCGGGAAAAGCATTGTGGTTGGCATTATTCCATACAGATACTATGGACATATAATAATTTCTAACTGATGCTGGGTTTCCCTTATTCATATTTAAACTAGGTGCAGGGAATATAGCAACTATTTCATTTATAACAGGTAATTTAGAAACATTAGTTAATAGGGGGGCAGCTATATATGCAGAATTTAAATTATCTATATCAACAGGAGTTTTCTTTCCTATAGGAGTAAATAAAATATATCCTGTTAAATTATAATCCCACTCACCATTTTTATTATACTTCCAATTACTTTTTTCACCCGTGTTAACATCTGGAGTTATAGAGATATCCTTTACTCTACCAAAAATTATATTGGTAATGTTTTTTCCTCCTCTGTTACGAGCTTTACTTAATTGCTTGCCGAAGCTAGGATACATTGACATTAAGCACTTTCTTTAACTGGTTCTTCTACTTTAGTTTCTAGTTCTTGTAATGAAGCAAATAATTGCTCTTTATCTTCATCAGTAAGTAGTTCATCACTATCAGCAGCTTTAGAATTCATAGCTCTTTGAACTATACCAGCCATTTTTAATAAATGGTCATCATTTTTAATTGATAATTCCATATATTCCTTAATTAAAGGAACAATAACTGTAGCTTCCCCTGGTGTAGTAACTAGGGGTTTTAAACCTTCAATTAAATTTTTTAATTGAGCTTCTTTATCTTTTTGATTAGTGTGTATCTCTTTTAGAAGATCAGCAAATGATTTTTTTCCAAAAAGGTTAATTTGTTCGAAATCCATAATCTTATAGTTTGATATAAATATATTCTATAAGAAGAATTTTAATTTTCTGTAGTAATGTATCCTTTTTCGTAAAATTCGGAAATTTTATCTTTATACACCTTCTTCATTTTTTTAATAACTTTTGTTATTTGAGGTGTTTCCTGATCTGTGATTTCTCTAATATAAATGTATAATGCCTTTTTATTAAATATATCTAGATTATCTCTTTTTCTAAATAATTCCATAATTGCATCTGCTGTTCTGGCATCTTCTGGTTTAGGAAAGAAATCAAATAAATGGTGATCCATATACCTGATGAATTGATCTACAAATTTACCGATTTCACTTGACCCATTATAATGTGAATTATATAAATCATTGGATATTGTAAAATCCGAATCTATATCATCAACGGGTGCCTTTTGTTTTAACTTTTTATAATTAGTATTATTATAAATTATTAAATACCTTTTAGCAATAGTACCAAAGTATGAATAAGCTTTACCTTTACCTTGTTTATATAAATGTAATTTTTCTAGTAAAAAAGCTGTTACCTCATGTTGGAGTTCAGCTATAGTATCTACTTCTGTATAGTAAAACTTAAAAGTGTGAATTATATTTTCTGTTAACTTAAAGAAACCATACCAAATTCTTTCATTGTATATCTTGTTTCTTTTAATTGGGTCCGTTTCTGCTAAGTATTCTAAAATTGCATCTTCGGTATCTTGAGTAAAATATAAGTTTTTAGTTTTAGGTTTACGTTTTCTAATTGTACCTTTTTTAGTGTACAAAACCTTTTTATCTTCTTCTTTTTCAGGTACCTTTAGAACGTTTCCCTGAATGGACTCGTCTAAAGTCATAATTTTTTAAATTTTATATTCGTTAATTAAATCTTGGATTTCTTTTACTCCATTAAAAAACCATCCTATTTCATCATCTGATTGAAATACTCCTTTGGAATCTATTTCTCTAAGTTTTTTATCTGATTCCTTGATAATGGTTGAAATACTATTGATGTATTGGTTCTGTTGAACTGCTATATCCTCTAGTTTTTCATTTTTCTTAAGTAAATTTACAATAATATAAATACCGGTTCCTAAGATAACGATACACACATTAATTAATACAATCAATAAAGTTGTACTTATTTCTATCATATTAAATATTTTTAACTAGGTCTAATAAATCAGAGTTTTTACCTGCCTGTTCTAAAGCAACATTAACTCTACCTTGTTTAGTTTTTTTCTCTACTTTTTTAGGTTGTGTAGACTCACCTTTAAATTTTGGTAACCATTCTGCTTCCCATTCTACTCTAGCAGCTAACATATCAGCTTGATGTAAAATAAAAGGCAATGAAGTTCTAGGTCTTTGTTCAGGCATAAATCCTTTTAAATATTTTTCATTACCAACATCATATAACCCGTCATGTGTTTTAATAGCTAACATTTCATTGAATGAATAAGAAATATCATGGGATTGAAGTAAAAATAATGTTCTATCTGGTACGGATGCAAATGGTAATTTTTTATTAAACATGTAATCCTCACCTAATTTATCTTTTCTCCATTGGTCAGTTTGGGGTATGTAAGCTTCATATTCTGCATCTCCCATTTTACCTAAATCATGGTTAATAGCGGAAAACATTAATTCTTCTTTAGTATATGTGGTCATGTCAGCTCCAAATGTTCCCCATAATTCATTTATGTCTATAGCTGCTCTAACAACTCTATTTACATGGTCAACATAACCACCCGGAAAAGCTCCGTGGTATTCTTTTTTATGAGCAGCAGGCATCATAATTATCCTCTCCTCATATCTTTTATAGAAATTAAGTAATTTTTGTTTTCTATCTTTCTTATCCGAAATGTGTGTTTCTATATTATTTAAAAACACTTTCCAATTTGATTGGATTTGTACTGCTGTTAAACTCATTAATTTTCTATATTAACGTAATGTCTGATTTGCTCAATTTGTTCTTTAGCATCTTCAAGACTGTGATTAAAATTAACTCTATCACCTGTATTACACTGGTGTCTAACAATATTTAATTGGTTAGTTAACTTATCTAACGATTTTAAAACTACATCTTTATATCTCATAGTATTCTTTTAATAAAATTTCTAAAGCTTCATCAATAGTCTGGAATATACGAAGGCTATCTGAGGGAGCCAAATTAGTGTGTGGGAGAAATGTTTTATCACCATAAGTGATTATTGGATAATAACCATCACTACCAAATCGGGTTTCAAGTTGATCCCCAAGCTGAGGGTGTTTATCAATATTTACTTGTTTAAATGGAACTTTTAGTCTGGAGAGTGATTTTTTGAGTAGATCGCAATAAGCACAATCTTCAAGATAGAAAACGTAGATTTCTTCTTTTCCCTCTACCCCCTTTTTTCTCAATTCCTCTTTTATTTTATTTTTAAACCCCTGTATCATAAATATACGAAAAAAACCTCTGGGAGGCACGTCTTTTACAACTTTTCTTTTATAGTTTTTTATATTTTTTAATTAACTCGGACATTTCTTTACACTTAGCACTATACTCATACCCTTCTTTTTCATTATAGTATGGTAAAGCAGTTAAATCTAAAAACTCAACCATCTCTTTAGCCTCACTTTTAGTAACCTTTTTAAAAAAAGCATCATAATCTTCACTTCCAGAATCAATAATATCTTTCATGTTATTAACTCCTTCATTAATTACAACCTTAATATAATCATTTAGTATTGGACTTGCACTTCCAATTAATTCTAAATCTTCTTTAGTAATCATATTTTAAATTTAAGAAAAAGACTCAAAAGGGCTTTTCGGCTTTTGTGTCACACGGTTATACATATATACAAATATAGCTCTAATTAATTGGATTCAACCTAATTTGAATAGTATCATATTCTCTATGATATCCATCAAAATATACTTCTACTTGTATTGTTATCACTTGATTTGTCAATATAGCATCTATATCTCTAATTCCAATAACATTCCTACCATATATTTTTCCATCGGGTAAATCATAATCTGTTGCTTGGGTTGATAGGCGGAATTGACTACCGGTCTCAACATATTGCTGATCGGAAAGATATTCGGCCCATACGTTATGTTCACCGTTATAGAGATAATTTGCTTTCATTGCCGAAGCTTCTGTAAAGAGTTTAAAATAAGGAACTGTCTGATTGACATCTAAATAAACATCTTGAATAGAAGACTCATCAACTGAGTAAAATGTGAATATATCTCCGTGATTGGTATAACTCTGCTCAACAGCTGGATAACCTAATACAAAATAATCATCATCCTCTAGTAAATCTGCTGTACAAGAAGATAATAATACTAAAACTAAAATCAGGCTTAAAAACCTGTTAATAAATAATCTAAATAAATACATAACCTTTAATTAATAATATGGGTAAATATACGAAATATCTCCAGGGTAGCCAAATAGCTACGCAGGAGAAGTTAAAGGCTCTTTAGATCACTCTCAACGGAAGCAATCTTACTCTTAATGTAATTATAATGAGCAGTAGGATCTAAACTAGTTGGATTATCTGGGTGGTACTGCCACACCTCATCTAATTGTTTGGTGAGGAAAATCAAGTCGTTGATTAAGTCCTCTCTTTTTAATGTTTCTGACATAACTTTAATTTGATTAATACGTGAATATACGAAGAATATCTGTGGTATCCAAATATCTACGCGGGAAATTCAATTTCTAATTGTTCTCCCCAAGAAGCAAGTAACTTCTCAACTCTATCAATCTCACTTTGATAATGTAAATCATCCCAACCTGAATTATGTCCGTGTCCTAAATTGGATTTACATTCGGCAAGGTAAAGTTTTGTAGACTCATATAGATCTTTATCGTAATCTTTAGTATTGTCTGGTTTTGTTATATTCCAAATTCCCATAATTAATTGTTTTATATAAGTATATATGTTATCGATGCAAAAAAACTTATAAAAAAGAAAATTTTGCAATCTATAACTGATTATCAAAAAGGGTTAAATGGGATCGTCGAATGTCTTCCAATTCTTCTTATTTTTCCCTTTTCGAGAGTATTTCTTTTTATTCTTATGGATATTAGGACGCGAAGCGTCCCAAATGTCTTGCATCTCCACCTGTATCTTCTCCAACTTTCCCATAATAATATATTTGTATATACAATTCGATGTGTTTAACCGTTATTTATCTCTCAATCCCCCTAAATTTTTTGCGCCGATAGCCAACCATCGATGGACCGCGGCTATTGTGGGAGCATCTCGCTATTAATCCGCTATCGGTCGCGCACGGCCGATAACATCCGTGATCAGACCAAAAAATTAATCTTCTTCGTAAATTTCGCCTTCATCGTCAAGGGTGTACAGTTCGTCGTCCCTATCGTATATTCCGTCATTTATTTCATCATCCAACAATAAAGCCTGATCTTGCGCGTCTTTTATTGCGTCATACACTCTGCTGCGTATTTCTTCGCCTATGTCGTTATTTTGTTCATATTCAATAAGACGTTCACAGTTTTCAAGTAATACTGTTAAATCATGTTTAAGTTCACTTAAATCGTAAGCCATAGTCCACTTATTTTATTTTCCCCTAAATATAATAAAAAAAGGGGAGGCATCCAAGCGGACGCTCAAATGCCTTCTTACGGTAGTCACTTAAATAAAAACACAAAAACACAAACAATAAACGAAACGTGTGACCAACCACCCTGAGTGTATTTTAAAATGGTAACGGAGCGTCTTCTAATTTCGCTGTCGGTTTTTCAATATTGTCAAGCTTCCTGTACTGTAAAGAAGCAAATGGCGAGCATCCAATTTCCTCAATTTTAACTTCACCGTTATTCCAGGCATCGTCTACTTTTTCCTTCAACTGGTGTGCCCGCTTTCTTGCCATGTAATCGTTTTCAGCATAAACCCTAACATTCAACGTTACAACATACCTCGTTTCCTTGTTCATGTAGTTTTTACTTTATTTATGCTGTAAATATACGAACACTTCCTCAGGAAGCCAAATATTTTTACACATGTTTTGTGAACAAAGTATATACTTTTTTTTCACAAAGAAATTTGGAGGGGCAAACATGAATGTGCACATACCGTTTTATTTCTAATCCACATACCCCCGTGTTAGTTTTCCACATAAAATGGTACTATTCTACCCAAATTGGTTAGGATATTAACATGTATTCCACTTACTATATTGTTTGTCATTCACTTGCGTTATTAAGTTCCATCGCGTTATTGAGCATTACTTTATTGAATTGTATAATATAGTGTAACCAATTTTACCTACGTTTACACCGCAGATATATGCTTTTTACTACCAGGGTCTACCGGCTTTTATCATTGCCTCAATGCGTTTCTTTTCTAACCAGTGTAAGTATTTACACCATTGTTTTACTTTAGTAACCAGTGTTACCACCACCTTATTGATATGCATATTAGTAAGAGATATATTGATAATTCATTCCAGTCCTCCACATTTCCATCACCCATATCACCTTCACCTTTGGCAAAGTATTGTATACCAACCATTGGTCCATGTGCTAACCCTATTATTTTTGTATCCATCATATTTTATGTCATTATGTCTAGTTCGTCCCAGTGAATAGTTACTCCATCATCTTCCACCGTTGTGTTTTCCGTCCACTGTATCGTTTTTTCGTTATCAGTGTTATCTGGCAGATTTAGTTTCTTTTGTTCCCAATATATTGCTCTAATTTGTTCTCCCAGTTCCATATCATTAGGGTACTTTTCTACCAGTTTAAATATGTCTTTAATATTCATTTTAATTTTAATTATTAGTTAAATAGGCAAATGCTATTAATGCAATTAGTACTAAAAGTACTTTACCTGCATAATACATGTCCTTATCCGTTAATGGTCTCATCTGTAATTATTTTTTTAATTAAGCTACAACGTTCATAATCCTCATATTTTTCCATTATGCTTAAATTCTCACTAAGTGTTAATTTCAAATCTTCCGGAACTAATTCAATATCATACTCAACATTCTCCTCTTGATTAACCCACCTCATACACAATAACTTACTTTTAATAGGCATATTTTGTAAAATAATGTCTACTATATGTTTTGAAATTTCATATTCACTTTCCATTATCCACTTATCCATCTCCTTTGTTGTTCTAAACAACTTAACTTCATGTTTTGGCATAATATATACGTATTAATTTATGACACAATTATCGAAAAAATCTTTTCGTGAGTCTTTATCCTGGATTATTATTAGCTTTATTTATTAATTTTATTCCGAATTTTGATCCTGCTAAGCCTTTTTCTTTAACTTCTTTTTCAACTTCATTTACTTCGATTATTTCTTGTTCGATTTTATTTATTTGATCTTGATAATAACCTTTTAATGAATTATTTACTCTTGGATCTACTATCATATCACCAAACATTGTTCTATACTTTTTTAATGCTTTTTCTAATACTTCTAACTTATAGTTTTGTATTATAATAGTAGTTATTTCATCCATTCTTTTCATACTAATCCCAATATGTTGATTTACCTACGTGTTTTTTCTTTTTAGTTGATTTTGATTCTTTACTAAATAGATTTTTTACGTATTCATCCTCTTTATTATGAGGGTTACCTTTACTCCAACTATGTTCTCTATCATAATTGTGATGTCTATTATAATAATCCCTTAGTTCGGGATCATTCATCATTTCTTGTCTTTGCGTATTATGACCCCAATAAATAGCATATATTAATCCTGCTATATAAAAACAGAATATAATAAATCCTATTATAAACATAATTAACATATTACCTGTAATCATTTTCTTTTTCTTCTATAATTACCTCTTCTTCTATTTTTAAACGCTTGTTGTCTAAAAAAATCATTTCTACGTTGTCTAATTGCTATAGCAAATGCTAAAATTGATGGAACCCAAATTCCAACAAATATTCCTTCTAATTTATTACC